CTTGATGAGATTCTCGCCAAGAAAACTCTCAACGGCGGATGGACTAAAGAAGATTTAGAGTCATGGGGAATTGCTTGGCCGCCACAAAAGGGATGGATGAAGGAATTACTAAAGGAGAATACCAATGTCCGCTAAGCCCACTGAACTACGTAAGGTTATCGCCATGCTAGAAGGTGAAGCGCCGGATGTAGAGACGCTAGCCAAGGATGTATTCGATGCCGTCGAGGACATGCTCAACCAACGCAACCGGTATGTGGTATTCGTTGTCCATCCTAGCCTGAACTTAGTCCAAGCTGTTGGCCCATACGATACCGTTGAGAAGGCAAAGAAGGATTACGTTAAGCGGGTGGGAATATATGACCGACAGACACGCATCCAACTTGCTTTACTTAAACATCCTGATATGATACAGTCTGATTAATAGATGTGGTGGCTGGTTACTAGTCCTTTCACAGCCGCCATCGCTCCCGCAAGGTAGAAGCGACAAGAAAGCCCGCCGGTAAATCCCGACGGGCTTCTTTGTTTTGTGTCTTCCCCTTACACAAAGCTATCTCTTGGGGTTGTCCGTACTGTAGAAACCGCTAGCATTAAACTTTACCGCTGGCACATTATAGATTCGCACAAGTGGCGTACTGCAACAGACGCACTGATACTCTGGCTCAGCCTCATGGATGCTTCGTTCGATATAATGATAGTCACCAGCTGAAGGACAGCTATCATTTATACACTCATACTGATATGTCGCCATGCTCGCCACCAATCGGACAGTTATCTACACAATTCCAGAACAACTCCATGTACGCCTTGCCTTCGACTCGGCGTATCTCGGTGTAGCACTCAGAGTTGTGCATATACTTTGTCATTCTTCACCCTTTGCAAACGGATTCTGTCCACCTAGAAAATTGTTTAACCGGCGCAATGCGCCATCCACCTTACGATGTGCGGTGGTGTCGCTGACTTGTAACACCTCAGCTATCTCGCTAAAGGTTAGCCCCTCAAAGAATTTCATCTCAAGCACCAGCTTATCCTGCGGGTCTATCTTGGATAAGGCACGGCGTATATCCATCAGCTGAATAACATAGTTGCCACCCTCGGCAGGGTTACCGCCGCCGGATACCTTGGGCTTACTGCCATCGGTGGTATTAACAATAGGCGCCTTGATAGGAAAGGCTAATGGCAACATCTCCGACAGGCTAATGGCGTCGTAGTATTGCTCATCGCGTATCTCATAGCCTAGCTTCTGCGCCTTAGCGCGCCGGCAATACTTATCTGCAAGACGAGTGAGTGTTTTGCCTAGCTTACGCACACCCATCTTGTATTCATCTGAATCAAGCGGATGGTCAAGCCATTCTTTAATCTTATCCTGACGTTTAAGTGTCCACACCATTAGCTCTTGCGTCACGTCAGAGACGTCGAAGTATGTGTGGTAATGACGATGTACCTTGCGAGCTACCGTTACTGCTATCTCGCGAGACTCATCAAGCCAGCGGTCTGCTACCAACTCCACACCTTTTTGTCTACGGTGAATGACTTGTTGATAATCGGAACCAAGTGTGGCGTTACATTCTTACCGTCTACATGCAAGATAGCAAAGCCTTGCTGCCATGTGAACAGCCCAGCCTTGATATACTTTGCATGCTTGAGGTTCATTAGATGCCCGACTTCCAAACCCCAAACAGTCTTTCCTTTACCAGCCCAACTCTGCGTCCAATGGGTAAGTCCCATTCGGTGTGTATGCCCGCAGACAACACTGACGCCTGCCCTCTTTGCGAGTCCAAGAGCAGTTGCTCCAGCAGTAGGCTGGATGTTGCCTTCATCTCCGTGGACAAGTATCCAATTAGGCGCGAGTTCGTAGGGCTGATGGTGATATGTAATTCCAAGTTCATCAAGCTTGAGAAACTTCTCAATCTCCAACTCAGGTAAGCCGAGCAATCCTGGTGCTTTAGATTTAAGCTTGTTGTACAGTCTGTCACTGTGATTTGACCGGCTGATATGCGAGATACCAAGTGACTCAAGTAATCTAACGGTGATGTCTCTGTGCTTTGCGATGTCATAGTTCCACTCTCCGCCGTAGCCTTCTTCCCAACGACTGATTTGTGGGAAGTCAATCTCATCGCCGACGGATACAACTTCGTCCGGCTTGTATGCTTTAATAAACTTTGCTAGTGTGTCGGTTGCACCGACGTCATGGAAAGGACTTTGCAAGTCTGAAATAACAACTATTGTTTTCATTGTTAATCTATCTTATTCCTAAATCGTTCTAAAGTATCATGGAAGAAAACCTTTTGTTGCTCGCTCATATTCTCGGGATACTTCAACTCAATAAGTTTTCCAACAGCATCTTCAAGATTTTTGAATCGCGCTTCCCTTAATGTGTATCTATCAGTCATTTGAGAAGCGCGACATCTGTCACTCAACTCAGATAAATTACGTTGTAAATTAAAAATTAATGAGCCATTAGCGTCTAATTGTTTTTCAAGGTTTTCAATGCGCTTGATAAGTTCTTTTTTTCTCATTGTTTCGGCCATACCCCTCGTTGCACCATCAGTCCGATGACGCCGTAGTTTGCTAGGTCCTTGAAACTATCTTCAATGCTCTCGTGCTGTGGCTTGATGCCATCCTTTTTCATAAGGTTCTTGAGTCGCTCAAACTTATCGCCAATGCGTACCATCAAGCCGTTGATGGGGCCACCATGCGCGTTGTTGATATTGCCAGGGCCGTAGTCCAACTGCTTGGTAATAAGCAAGTTGCCAATCTCATCCATTATTTCCCAGACGTTGGCGCAGAATTCCTTGTGGGAGGCAGGGTAATTGTAATCTGATTCTTTTTTTGGTCTACGCTCTGGATTAAAAAGCCATTCTGCACCAGCAATAGTATGGCCAAATTCAGTTCCTCTTGACTCACTCATATCCCTATCCTTCCGCTTGCCCTTGGTATATATAATTCTTTGTCTCTTCATCGAGCTGGTAAAAGTATATCAGGTCAGTACCATTCTCCATGTGCTGAACCAACTCAATAGTATCTAGCGCCCAGAATACAGGCGGCACCTGCGCCCCATCTTTGGGGCCATAGATGAAGGTTGGCTCAGCGACCACGCTGCACCGACATAATGTCATCAACAGTAATCAGGAATCCTTTGCTTGGGTTAGGCTCCTTCTCATTGCTGATGGGTCTGCCGTAACGGTTAATAGCTTCTTTCAAATCATTGGTGGTAGCGATGATGACCAGCTGCTCAAGCACAAATGCCCAGCGGTCTGCCTTAGTCTTCATCAAGCCTGACTCAACCCAATTGTGTGTAGCCCGTGAGTAGAATGCAGTCTCAATGTAGATGTTACCGGTCTGCACCCAGCGCCTATCGCGCTTTACTTCTACGGTCAGCCCGCCAGTGAGGATGTTATTGACGAGCTGCTCGCCCTCGTGTCCATACGAAAAGTCTAAGTCAAAGTCTGACATCTCCGGTGTCATTTGTTCTCCTGCACCACGGTAATCGTTATCTTGCCACCGGTAGCGGTGTCATATTTGCTGGCTGTTTGAATAGCTTTTGTGACTATCTTCTTGGCTTTGGCCAAGTCATCAACCATGACGCCATTGGTCAGGGCATCCATGGCACCGAGAGCAAACTGCTCGCCACTGCCTGCTACATATAGGTTGTTATTGGTACGCTCCCACGAGTAGTCCTCATCGATGCGGTACACCTCACCCTTGATAACGACAATCCAGATGTTGTCATTCTCAACAGCGGCATCGCCCTTGTTAATCTCATAGCCTGCCTCGCTAAAAGTACGGCGCATGGCTGGGATAAGCTGACGGGTAACATACTTGTCAATGTCTTTGGTGTTGACTACCGGTGGTGCGAAGTCATGTTGCAGCAGGTTGATACCTCGCACTGCACCAGCACCGGCGAAGACGATGTTGCTATTCTTAAATACTTTGCCACCTGGTATGTTGATAGCGAAGCCATCAGTATCAGAGGATTGCGAATCAGCCCCGACTACTACCCAGTCAGGGCCTTGAATCGCTGCGATGGTTGTCAGGCCGCTATCCTCTCGGTGAACCAATCAGGGCCATACTGTAAGTATACCTCATTAGTGTCCATATTGTCGGGAAGGTGGACTATTTCCGCTTTGTCCAAGTCTTCCTTGATTCGCTTAGCCAGCTCTTGGCCAGGGTTTCTTCCATCTTCTTTGACGTCGTTATCCGCAAATATAAGGATGCGAGAATACGATTCAAAGAGTTTAGGAAACCACGGTTTCCATTGGCTGACTCCAGCAACTCCAACCGCAGGTATTCCCACGATGCCCGATGCAACAATCGTGTCAATCTCGCCTTCGCAAATGGCAATCGTGTCACTAGGCTTATGCAAATCAAGTACGTTATATAGCCCAATCTTCTGACCGGTAGGCCAGAGGTATTTTGGAGTTGACTCGTCTACGCTCCTGAACTTAATTCCCACAACACCGGCTGGCGTAAGGTACGGAATAGATAATCTGTTAACGGCATGCTCATGTCCAGCACTAGGCTCCACGACGCTTCCAAGCTGGAACGTATGCGCGACTTCCTGTGTTATGCCTCGTGCCGCCAGGTAAGAGGCTGCCTGTGGAGTTAGACTGCTGGCGTATTTGCTTGCTGCGTCCGTGAGCAATGCTCTCTGCTTTTCGTTTAGCATCTTTAAAATCTAGCCCTTCTTTAGCTTGCACTAATGTGTATACATCTCCGAGTACCTGACAGACCAGGCAATTGTATGCCTGATTGTCGAGGTTATATGCTGCGCTAGCCATGGTGTCATCATGGATAACGCACTTGCATGGTATCCAGCCATGTCTGTCCAGCACATTGACGCCGTAATGTTCTAGTACGGCGCCAAGGTCAGGCTTCGATACCACCGGTTACCTTCAACCACTGGTTCAAATCTTGGATAACCCACGACTGGTCTAGCCCCGCCATGCGGCGCTTGACAATAACATAGGCTGGTGGCGTAACATCTAAGTTACGCGCCTTGGCATAGTTAAATGCCTCAGTGGTAGCCTCACGCCAGAACTGCGGCAAGTCCATCTTGGCTGTTGCCTTCAGCTCAAAGATGTATGGCGCACCTGCAACGATACACACGATGTCACCTTCGTCATCCTTGCCTGCTAGGCGTAGACGCTCAGCCAACACACCTTTGCCACGAAGGAACTTGAGAATGCCTGTCTCAAAGGCAGAGCCTTTGTGCTTACCGTATGTACTCATAGTCCTAGTATCTCACAGATGTCATAAGCTTTGTGCTTGAGCAGATATTTTTTTGCAAAAAATTTTTCCTCGTCAGTGTTATCGACCTCATAGAAATTGACCATGTTGCCTGCACCCGTGAAATAGTCCTTGCCTTCTTTGAAACTCATTGCATTGCCCTCCAACTATCTGCCACGTACTGGGCGGTGCGGTCTGAATAGATACTCATGCGGCTTGGGTCAGCCTGTAAGGTAACGAAGTTATCTCCAGTGGCTGAGTGTTTAGCAAAGCGGTTCTTCACTGCCGCCACTCTAAACTCACCGGTGTGTGACACAAGAGCAACGGTAAGAATCATTTCAGGCAGCTGGCTAATCTTACCTTGGATAGCCTTACGGCTAGGTGGGATGTCCGGCTTGCCCTCATTCTCTGAGGTGTGATGCAGTAGCAGCACAGCTGCGTCTGTCTCACGGGCAATGTGGTGCATGGCTTTGGCTATCTCACGAAGGCCGGACCATTCATCGTTGTGCATGGAAACAACGTTCATTGCGTTGTCCACAATAATCATGTGTGGATACTGACCATATGCCTCACCGTATGCACGGATAGCTAGGTCAACCTCATCAAGTGTAGGGGATGGAGCAAAGTCAAACTGCAAATGCGTAATGCTTGCTAGCTCAGACGCGTAGAATTCTCTACCTTCACCGGTAGCAAATGCTTCCTCAACGGAAGACACTTGGTGTCCAGTAACCATAGCAGCTGCACGGATAGCTGTTGTGTAAGCATCGGTATCTGCGGATATGTACAGCGTAGGCACCTTCATCTGCACTGCCATCCAGAGAGCGATTAAAGATTTGCCGGCGTTTGGTTGACCGGCAATCATTGTTAATTGTCCCCTGCGAAACCTGATTCCCTCACTAGCTAGCGAAGGAAACAGGTCTGGCAGTAGCTGATATTCATTAGTGCTTTTCGCTGTCGCTTGTGAGAGTGACAGCATCAGATACTAACGAAGGAACTTAGGAGCGCACTGGTCGGGAGTACCCTTTGGTGATGGGCAGAACCAACCCTTCCATGTCTTTGCATCGCCTGGCTTTGACTCACGGTAAGTGAGCTTGCCGTGCTTGCAATGGCCTTCTTCGATAACCGCTGACGGAGCGGATGATGCTTGTGCTACTGGTGTAGCGTTGAATCCAGCAACTGCGTTGCGGATGCCACTGGCGTTAGCCAATGAACCAGAAACAGCGCCGATGAGAGCTGCTGAATCTTGGATGGTTGCCAACTGTGCTTCCAACTCAGCTGAGTCGTCTGCATAGATGTTGATGAGTGTGCCATCAGCCAACTTAAAGTTGACTTGGAACTTGGTATTGCTTTGTGCTGCCATGTGTTTCTCCTTATTTGATTTCTGCTAGTGGGTCGTAAATCTGTGCCAGCTCTCCGCCAACGGCGTAACAATAGTCCTTCACTCCGCATGTGCTACATGACATACCGATGTTAGGTAAAAAGATTTTGTTCTGAATGCCACGCTCGAACTGCTCAAACAATTCCGTAAGCACGGGGATTGTCCAGCGCTCCAAGCCAGAAGCTTCCTCAAACTGAGCCTTGCGAGCTGAGTAATAGTAACCCTTGGTAGGGCGTACACCAAATTGCATCTCCATCATGGAGGCATAGACTCCCAGTTGTAGCGATGAGTCCGGCATGTAACTGCCGGTCTTGAAGTCTACCACAGCAATCTCGGTGCCTGCCACCACAACAGCGTCGGCAAATGCTTTGACGTTGACGCTACCGAAGAAGTTGTTGAATCCGATTTCAACTCCAGGTACACCCTCTGGTGATACCCACAACTCAAAGCCTGACTCCTGCCAAGCGTTGATGAAGTTGAAGAACATCTGCTTGCCGTTCTCATCCCACCAGACCTTGTTCTCTTTATCAGGGTTGGCTTTGGATGAGCGTCCACCCACACGCCAATCAGTAGGATTGGTGCTGGACTTAGCTTCGACTTCTGCAATTTGTTCAAGGAAGGATTCTTCCCAAACCTTATCCCAAGTCATACGTTTCCTCTCCTGCTACAACTTTACGTGCATGTTCGAGGCCTAGTTTAACCATCTCGTTAGGCTCTTTGTCAATAAGCTTTTGGATTTGTTTTCCTAGGGCGAGTCGCATGACGACTTCGGTTTCAGCAAAGGCTTGCTGAAATGCCTGTTGGCTAATAATCTGTGCACGCTTCTTACCCATGTGATTCTCCTAGCGGTGGCGTGACTGCGATGGCGAGGCTACCACATAGCGCACAGTTGATGTCCAAGAAATAGATACCGATTTCTCCGTCATCGTCAAACTTACACTTGACCGACCAGAGGTCTGACCCACATGGGCAGACTCTGATTGGGCCGAGATTACGATAGTCGGCTTCCGCACCTGTGGTTGGTTTAATGTTTGCGATGTCATCCATCACCACTCCAGCGAGAACCAGAAGAAGAGGAAGTCAGCGTCAATGCCGTACTTGCCAATGCTGAATCCCAAGCGGACAGTGTGCTTGCTGTAACCGGTGGTCAGGTTGACTCGGTTGTAAAAGGTAAACTCTTTTGTCATTAGAATGGTGGCTTATCTGTGAGAGGTGTCTTGGAATTTTCAAACTGCTGGAGCAGAAACTTCTCTGCTGCTGCGTGGAACGCAGACCCACCGACGAACCACCATGCTGGCTCGGACGGTGCTTGTAAGTCACGCTCTAGTTGCCATGCTTTGCCACAGCGAATCCATGAGGTGAGCGAGCTGAACGAACGGTGTGCTACTTGTATATCTGACATGGCTGAAATGTAGCATATGGGTAAGCGTGGCGTGTCAAACGCAACACGCCGACGATTTCGCAGCTGGGTTCGATTTGACAATCAGCAGCTGGGTATGTGTACAATATGAGCGAAGCGAATGTAGTTAACCCCGGCGCCTCTTAGGCGCCCCGTTGAGGCGGCTAGGCTGATAGCCTCTAACAGTAAAACGGAATAAAAAATAACCCCCGCGATTAAGCGGGGGTTACGTCTTTCACACGCTAGCCATTTGGCCTATCCTTGCGGATTACACAGGGATGGTTCAAGCGCGAATTTACTTTGCAGCTGTCTTAAAGTGGTTATATGCACCAACTGCAACTGGTCCAAGAACTGCTACAACAGCAGCCCATGCAACAGACTTGAGGTGATGGTTACCAGTCTGCCAAATTGATACGCCAGCAACGAGAAGTGCGGCGAGGTAATGCTCGACGATAGCTTTGTTGAACTTCATGTCATTCTCCCTATAGTGAGATTAGTTTGTCCATTTCGGACTACCTAATCCTACCACGAAGACCGGGAGGTGACGCTTGTTGGTTGTCTTATAGGCACGGGTTTTCAGGCAGACTTCGCCACCATTGGCTTGGCTACCTACCGGCTTGGTATCAGGGCTAGTATTGCCTTCGATGGTTGTCATAGTGCCATCGCCATTGTCCTTGACAACGATACCCACATGCTCAATACCCTTGCCGTCAAAGCCGAAAAAGGCTATATCGCCAGCCTGAGGCTTGTATGTGGCAGGGTTGGACCATCTGCCCTGACCCTTGAATGCCTCGGCTCCAGCGGGCGTATAGACGCAATTAGGCATACCTTTGAAACCTACCTGTGCCGCACACCACATGACGAAGGAGCCACACCAGGGCTGGCCGTCGTGGCCTGTGAAGACGCCGTACTTAGTCTTGTTGTTTGGAACCTCAATGGTTCCAATTTCGCCATTAGCTTTCGCTACAAAGTCTGTTGCTTGCGTCATTGCCAGATTAGCCTCTCTGCTAAGTCTCCTGGGTTGCATACATCTGGGTTAGCGCAGACTGGGTAGCCTGCCTCTGTGTAGCACTCGGCTACCAATTCAGAGCAGATGTAACCTGCATGGTTAGCCAAGTAATGCATGAATTTTTTGGGAAAAATTTTTACGCCTAGCGCACGAAGCGCAAGCATGGCAATGATGCCAAAATTGTATGGCCGTCCGACTGCTGCTTGGGCATGCTGAACAATCTTTGCTCGTTGCTCCTCAGACAATTCTTCGTGCTGGTTCCATGCAACCAATGGGTAATTGCTAAGGTTACTAATAGCAACGCCAGTAGGGTCAGCTCCCACAATCTTGCCATCGCCAATATAGATAAACGCATGGTTCCAGCGGGATACCGTTCCTAGTCTAATAAGCTTTCCGAAGAATCCACCGGTGCGTACTACGCCGTAGTCACCGATGCGTGGTTCGTATTTAGTCATGTAGTTGCTGCTCCATGATGTCCTGTAAGTGGTCAATTTCCTGCTTCTCTAACTTCAAGATGTGGCGAATAATCATGGCATCGCGCTTGGTCTGGCCAATCATGGCAATACCGATGATAAGCTCAACGGTAACTGCCAGCCATGAGGCTAGGTTCATCCACTTGATATAGGCATGAGTGTCTGTAAACCATGTGGGC